CGGAAATCTAAGGCAGCGGGATTATACACGCAAAACTCAAGAGTTAGCTGAAGCCCGCAAGGAGCTCGACGCAAACTATGAAGAGATACAGCGTGAACGTGCTCAATATGCTCAGATGTTGCCTGCATTGCAGGAGCGTTTGCAGCAGCCGGTCGAACAGGAGCCAGACTGGGACACTCTGTACGATACAGACCCTACGATGGCAGCGAAGGCAGAGCGCCAGTGGCGAAAGCAGCAGGAAGAGCGTGCAGCTCAACTGCAAGCGGTCGAAGCTGAGCGTCAGCGCATGATGGGGTTAGAGCAGCAGCGTCTGGAACAGATGCAGGCTCAATACTTCGAACAGCAGCGCGAATTACTGCCAGAACTCATTCCTGAATGGCGTGACAATGCCGTCGCGTCTAAAGAGGCCAAAGACATCCGCGGTTTCCTCCTGAAGGAGGGTTTCAGCGAACAAGATGTTAATGGTCTAACGAATGCTACGCTTGTGAAGTTAGCGAGGAAAGCGATGTTATACGATCAAGGTCAGACACGCGCAACGGAGGCTCGGAAAAAGCCGAAGACGCAGAAGACCAAGACACTCAAAGCTGGATCTCGTAACACGCAGCCTAAACCGAAGAGTTCGCAGCAACAGGCGCTACAGCGCGTACGTCAAACTGGCCGTGTGCAAGATGCCGCGGCTGCAATCAAATCTCTACTTTAGGAGGCCATTATGGCAATCGTATCAAACACCTTTACGTCTTTTGACGCAGTGGGTATCCGTGAGAGCTTGGCAGATATTATCTCAAATATTTCGCCTGAAGAAGTTCCACTTCAATCTAACATCGGTTCAGAAAATGTGTCTAACACATATTTTGAATGGCAGACTGACTCACTTTCGGCCACAGACACAACACCACGCATAGATGGTGATGATGTGACATCTTTTGATGCCACAACAGCAACAACTCGCGTTGGTAACTACACGCACATCCTACGCCGCACATTAATTGTTTCAGACAACATGGGCGCACAGGATTTGGCGGGCCGCAATGATGAGTTTAGCTATCAGTTGGCCAAGCGCGGCAAAGAACTCCGTAGGGATATAGAAGCTACCCTTACGGATAATAACGCGCAAAATGCCGGCAACTCAGCGCTGGCGCGTGAGACAGGTGGTCTAGGCGCGTGGATTGCGACAAACGACGTTTTCGCAACCGGCGGTACAACTGACGGTGCTTCACCAGCAGGCAACGGCACAAACGCTCGTACAGACGCGGCTGACACTGCCGACGCAACACACGACGGTAAGGTCGCGTTCACCGAAGCGATGCTAAAAGATGCAATGCAAAAAGCATTTACATCTGGCGGTCAGCCAAGCATCTTGATGGTAGGCCCGCACAACAAGACAGTTGTGTCAGGTTTCGCGGGTATCGCGGCACAGCGTTACCAAGCGCCATCAGATAGCCCAACCACCATTATTGGTGCGGCTGACGTATACCTGTCCGACTTCGGGACTTTGTCAGTCACGGCTAACAGATTTCAGCGTGAGCGTGATGCGTTCCTACTCGACCCAGAGTACGCATCTGTGTGCTACCTACGTCCGATCCAGAATGTCGCATTAGCGAAAACTGGCGACGCAGAGAAAAGTATGGTCTTGGCCGAATTCGGCTTAAAGGTGACTAACGAGGCGGCGCACGCTGGTGTGTTCGACCTACGCACATCATGAGTTTAGGCGGGGCGGCTTCGGTCGCCCCACTACTTTTGGAGGGATACATGAAACGTCTTTTCAGCCAAGATCCAGTGACCGGCATCACTAAATACTGGCATGTCACCGACAAGGGAGAGTATGTCGTTGAAACGCAGCAAGATGTTTCATCAATTGCGGCATCAAATAGGCGCCAGTACAACGACACCCCAGATAGATATGGTGACGTCAACAAGGTAGCTTCTATTCCGCTTTCAGTGTATTATGAGCTGAAGCGCAAGGGGATTGCAGACGATCCGAAAGCGTTTCGCAAGTGGTTGAATGACCGCGACAACCAAGTATTTAGGACAAGGGCGGGTACGCTGTGAGCATTACAACCTACGCAGAATTACAATCGGCCATATCTAACTGGCTAAACCGAAGCGATTTAGACGCGGTTATTCCGGACTTTATCGCGTTGACCGAAGCTGACATGGACCGCAAGGTGCGCCACTGGCGCATGGAAGAGCGAGCCACTGCAGACATCGACGCGCGCTACACGCAGCTTCCCAGCGGCTTTCTAGAGGCTGTACGCTTTCACCTAGACGTTGACGAGCGCTCAATTGACTTAGTCACGCCGGTCTACATGCAGAAGCAGCGCAACGGCAATAATGACGCCACTGGGCGCCCGAGGTATTACTCTATCATCGGTGGCCAAATAGAAGTCTGGCCAACCCCTGACGGGACGTACAGCGGGGAGTTGTACTACTACGCCAGAACTGCGCCATTAACTGACTCAAACACGTCAAACTGGATATTGCAGTATTTCCCTGACGCTTACCTATACGGCGCTCTCATGCACGCAGCGCCGTACCTTGTAGATGACCAGAGAACACAAGTTTGGGCGCCGTTGTATCAACAGGCTATTGCTGGTATAAATGCAAATAACGAAACTGCTAAATTTGGCGGATCCGGCTTGCGTATGCAAGTGAACACATTCTAGGAGATAAAGATGGCAACCATTGCAGATTATGTGTTAGATGCAGCGCTTGATAAACTTGATCAGGAAGCAAACCGCATTGATATCACATCACAAGAAGCCACAGATGCTACTGAAGCAAATACTACTTATTCGCTTGGTAACAGCACTTCAGTAAATTTTGGGCCTCCTACAGATGGCGACACATCTGGCCGTAAGGTCACATGTGCTGCTATTTCTGATGGATCAGTTACCGGATCTGGAACGGCGACACATTTTGCTATTACAGACACAACAGCAAGCCCTCCTCGACTTTTGGTTACGGGTACACTCACAACTCAGCAAAGCGTAGTTTCTGGCAACACATTTACAGTTGCCGCATTTGACGTAGAAATTCCAGACCCAGCGTAGGTTTAAATGGCTAAGTTATTTAGTAGAGTTAGAGTTGAAACCTCGACAACTGGAACCGGTGATGTCACGATTGGGGCGCCCGTTGCGGGTTTTACTAGCTTTGCTAATGCAGGCGTAGTAGATGGCGACACTGTATCATACGTCATTGAAGATGGCGCAGGCTACGAAATTGGTACTGGTGTCTACACAGCTTCAGGCACAACATTGACAAGAAATGTCATACAGAGCAGCAACAGTAACAGCGCTTTAAGTTTAACCGGAAACGCGGAACTATTTCTATCTTTAAATAGTAATGACGTTTACACTCAAGACCAAGCTATTGGCATTACGATCGCGTTAGGATGAAAAGATGGCAAAAAAGATAGTCTTCAATTACGAGTTCGACGCTGACGAACAAAAGATTACCCTACTTGATGACGTTTACCCAAAGCGCCGTTTGCTGATGATAACAAACGTGACCAGCGGGGAAATTATTTATCTTTTCAATGACGCCACCAAAAGTGGTACGTTCGCGTTCGATTACGATGACTACACTACAACCATCACGCTTGACTACGACACCACCGCAATGGATGATGCAGACGAGCTGCAAATTTTTGTGGAGTGGGATAACCAGACGGTAGACTTTGATGAAAGTTACGTTGACCCAGTTTCAAAAATTAGGGTGTCCCAGCCAGAGAACCTAATTGACACTGACTTTGAATATGGGCTTCAGTCAACTAAGTGGGAAACGCTTGAACTTACTAAAAACATTCCGACGTTTTACAGCCGTAACGGAGATTTATCTTTTGAGATAGATGATATTACGGTGCAAAGCGGCAGTAACACTGTAACAGTTGTTACTGTTTCAGAGCATGGCCTTCAGCGTGGAACACCTATCCTAGTGCAAGGCACGGCGTCTTCATTGTGTGATGGCGGTTTTACAAGTTTATCTGTTATCAATGATACGACTTTTACTTATCAGGCTAAGTCAAATTTATCTTTTAGTGGAAGCATAAAAACAACCAATACCCAAGTATTCCAAGGTTCAATATACTCCGGTACTGAATTTAAAATCAGAAGTATTGCCGGTATTACTTCAGACGGAGTGGCAGAGGGTTCGACCTTAACGGTGACCACCGAGTATCCAACAGACTTTGTTGCTGGAACAAAATTTGCCTTAACAAATAGCTTCGCTTCAGCCGGCAGAACATTTAGCACGGCTAATGTTGATATAGAAAATGTATCAACTGACACTAAGACAGTAACCATAGGCTACACGTCAGAGGCTTCGAGTAATACCTCCCAAGCAATGACCACAATACAGCCATACAATTACTCCGCAAAAGATAATAGATCAATTTACATTGACCCAAACGATGTAACTGTGAACAACGGAGATATTTATTTTACAAATGGCCACGGCAGGCCATTCAATTCTGATAGTGGCGTTACTGATAATATGCAAAGCGCACAATTTACATTCTACTATGACATTCCGTTTGGTGAAACGCCTATCTCCCCTCTACAAAGAGGTAGATTTTACATTGCTAGATATATTGACGCAAACCGCCTTAGAGTTTTCCCATATGTAAACAATACTGGGAACTCAAGTGATTCGTACCCTTATTACAGCGACATATTTGCATATTATGCACAATACAATTTTAATAAAATTAACATTACTAGCATTCCAGCTAGGTCTACCTATAAGCACGCATTCTTAGGTGGTTACTTTACAAACAGATCAGATCGCACCCAAGATCGTTTGCACATGTATTACAACAGATATATTGCCTACAACTTTAATTGGCCGTCCAGATCGCACATTAATACATTCACAACTAGTGATAATTCCTACGACTTCTCTGACAACGACGGAATACACTTAATTGCGGGTGACACCAGTAATAGTGCGTCTATAGATAATGGTTTATGGTCTAACGGAAGTAGCGCTGCTGAGTTTAGAAGCCAATCGGTGGGCAGCTCAAGCCTTACTTATGTTTACGGCGGT